GGTCACCGGCTTCGCGAGCCCCTGCCCGACCCAGGTGTAGGTGCCGCCCGCGGTTTGCGAGGGCACGGATACGTTGAACGGCACCTGCCGGAATCCGGAGATCTGGCCGAGCAGCGTCCGCGGGCGCAACAGCTCGAGGAACTCGTTGAGCGACTGCCGCACGGCGAGCGGGCCGGCCCACGTGGCGTCGGTCGTCGTGCCCGGGGCAACGGCGGCCTTCTCCTGCCACATGAACTTGACCATCTCTTCGACTTCCGGCGTGTCCGTCCAGGCCTTGGCGTGCTGCAGCGTCTGGTAGGAGTCACCCTTGCCGCGCGCGAGCGACATGCACATGCGCGTGAAGGCCGTCCCCTTGGGCAGCTGGCTGTTGACGTGGATGACCGGTGCGCCGCCGGCGCGCAGCGCCGCGGCTTTGTCGCTCGTGGTCACGACCGTGATCGGCGTGGCCTTCACGATCTGGAGCTTCTCCATGTCGTGCAGGTCGACGAGCTCGGCGTCGATGGTCTTGATGGTGAGCTTCAGCGTGTCGAACTCTTCGCGCTGGGCCGCGTCCTTGGTGTTGCCGTCTTCGGTCGCTTTGGTCTGGATCTCGGTCAGGCGCGCGAAGTCGGCGGCGCGCTTGTTCTCGAGTCCGGTGATCTGTTCTTGAATGGTCATGGGGGCCGCCGCTTTCTGCAGGCGGACAACGGTTGACGTGCCCGTAGCGCCGGGCGAATGACGGCCAGACGCGGCCAGGTCGAGGGTTTTGATCGCGAGAATCGTCGCGTCGGCGTTCGCCGGAATCGTCACGGCGCTCAGCTCGAGCCACAGCCACTTGATGTAGCGGTAGCTGTACGTCTCTTTGATTTGCGCTTCCTCGATCGAGCTGAACCCGATCGACAGGCCGCGGACCAGCTTGGCCTTGATGGATTGCCAGGCCTCGTCGAGCCGATCTTTCAGTTTGCCCGGTTCGTCGACCCTGGCGAGGCGGGCTTGGATCTCAATCCCCTCGGACGTGACGGTCGCGGCAAAGACTTCGCCGATTGGGGACTTGCTGTCGTGTTGCCAGAGGAGCGGAATCGGGAGCTGGAACTGCGCGCCCTGCGGTTCCACGATGTCGCCGGCGCGATCGGGCGTGGCCGTCGTCGCGATGCCGGTGATGACGCGGGACTCGTCGTCGATGGATTTGATCTGGAGAATCGCGTAGGCGCGGTTCATCAGCGTCAAGCGTGGCCCACCACTGGACGGGCCGATTAAAACAAGAGGGAAAATGCGGCAACGCCGCGGGTGCCGGACGATCGATCCCATGATGATCGACGGCATCGACATCACCGACCGGTGCCTCGATCCGAGTGACGAGGATGCGTGGGGCTGGTGCTACCGGCGCGCGTCAGGCCTTGCGCAGTCGCAATTGACGCCGGATGAACGTCGAGATAGTCAGCTCCTCACGGTTGGCCCTCCGGATCAAGACGTCGTACTCACCGGCCGGTAACCAGGTGCTGACCGTCGAGGAGGGCTCCGCATTCCGGGGCCGTCCGCGATGGACCGGTTCCTCGACCGGCAGGACGGGCCGCTTCACGACGGCGATCCCCCAACGACCAGCATTTGGTACTGCGGCCGGTCGTCCTTGCCATGGCGCGACATCCGGTCCACCGCGTTCACGAGCGCTGAGGCCCCGTCAATGCGTTCCGTCGACACGGCCTTCGACAGCTTGATATTCCCCGTCGCGTCCTGCTCAGCAGCGGCATTCCCGATACACCAGCGCAAGATCGGATGGCCGTCATGGCGGAGCGTTTTCGAGAGGATCGCCGCCTCGAGGAACTTCGTCGGTGCTGAGAGCGATCGAAACCCCTGCCGGATGGGGACACAGACGAAGCCGTCCTGGTCCTGGAGCCGCGTGACCAGGTCGGTCGCGTTCCACGGGTCATACGCGAGCTCGCGCACGTCGAACTCGAGCGCCCAGGCGTTGAGCTCGCGGCGGACGTGTTCGTAGTCGACGCGATTGCCCGGGGTCGCGATCAGGAACCCGTCCCGGACCCATTGGTCATACGGCACGCGGTCCCGCGTCACGCGCTCCAGGATGTTGTCCTTCGGACAAAAGAATTGCGAGATCACGTCGAACCCCGGACCCTCGTCATCGGGAAACGCCGCCTCGAGCGCCGTGAGATCCTTGGTCGACGACAAGTCGAGGCCCACAAAACAGCGGCGGCCTTTCAGCTTCGCGCGAAACTCCGCGCGCGTCATGCGGCCACCGTGGCACACGCATCCCAGGCGGCGAGACTCACCCACCGCTCGGCGGATTCCGTCCACTGATTCAGGTACAGCCGGCGGACCGTCATCTCCTGTGCGGGGATCAGCTGCGCGCGCGTCACCAGCGTGCGGAGCTCCTCGAGGCTGCGGAAATCGCCTAGCGCGGGATTACAGCGCTTCCAGGCGCGTTCGTCGGTCCAGTCCGCGTCCGCGGGCATCTCGAAAATGATCGGGAGGAACGTCGGGTCGAGCGACGGCTGCTCGAGCACGCGCTTCGCGTGGCTGTAGAGCTCGTAGAGGATCGAATGCTTGTCGAAGCCGGCGGTCGAGATCGCGATCATCAGCGGCTGCGCGCGCGCGCCCTGGCTCGTGGCAAGCACGTCCCAGAGGTCGCGCGTCGGGGCACAGTGGAGCTCGTCGTAGATCACGACGCTCGCGTTGAACGAGTGCGCCGTGTAGGCTTCGGCGGAAATCGCCCGACAGAAACTCCCGCTGGCCCGGTGGACAATCCGCAGCTTCGATTCGATGATCTCGACCTGGGCGTCGAGCTCCGGGTCGTGCCGGATCATCGCGACCATCGCGAAGAAGACCTTGGCCGCCTGCTCCTTGTCGGCCGCGGCGCAGTAAATCTCCCCGCCGATCTCGCCATCGAAGAGCAGGCAGTAGATCGCGATGGCCGCCGCGAGCTCGGTCTTGCCGTTCTTGCGCGGCAGCATCAACAGACAGGTCCGGTAGATCCGGAGCCCGTCCGCCCGCGTCGAGAAGAGCCGGCGAATAATCCGTTGCTGCCACGGCCGCAGCTTGAACGGCTCGCGCGCGAACGGCCCGGACGTGTGCGTCAGGAGGTTGATCAGACGGACGGCACGCGCGCCGGCGGACTCGCTCACTTGAGCGCGCCCGCCCACTTGCTCACGGCCGGCGCCACCGCAGGCGCGTCCACCATCGGCTTGCCGAACGGCGCAAGGCGGAAGTCCTTCAACCAGGTCGACACGCGATGCATGACCCCGCGGTGGTCGCCGTCCGGCACGTTCGTCGATCGCTCCTGCACCATCGCACGACACAACATCGCGAAGTGCGCCGCGGTCGCGGGGATCAGGGTGCGCTGCGCAACCGCGTGCGGTGCGAGCTCGTGCCAGACGGTCAGCGCGTCGGCGGTCTCCTGGAGTACCTGAACGCGCGCCTCGAGCTCGGCAATCTGCGGGTTCGGCTCATCGGGCCCGGGCACCGCCGCGAGGAAGGCGAGCTGCGACGTCAGCGTGAGCAGCTGGGCCGGCGCGGCCTGCCAGTCGGCCGGCGGGTCAACGGTGTCGAGGGACGCGATCGCCGCCGCGCTCGGATGTCGGACGACCATCGCGAGCTTGCCCTTCCGCCCGGATCCGACGCGCCGCCCGCCGCTGCCTCGACCGCCCATGGTTCACCTGGCTTTTGAAAACTGCGATTTTTGAAACGGAGATTTCTTGCGCGAAGGCCCTGCGCGGTTTCCCGGCGGCCCGGGCCTGGAACACTTTGGATCCCCCCCGGCCGTCGGTGTTGGCGATCGTGTCGTGTTCATCCGCGTCGGAGTCCGCGCGCGGATTCGGCTGCGGTCTTGGTCTTCGAACACCGGGCGCAGAGGGCTTGACACCCGTCATTTGTTGGCTGGTCCACGCCTCCTTCCGCCAAAGGCACGATGTGATCGCGGATGGTGGGACGCGTGAACAGGCCCGTCGGTAGGCACCGCACACACCATGGTTGACGCGCGAAGAGCTCCGCACGCAACTGCTGCAGGCGGCGGCCGCGCACACGGTGGACGACAGGTCGCGCACGGGTACGCCAGGCCTCGACCTGGTGACCCGGCGTCTGGCAGTTCAGGTTCGGGCAGGTACGCACGCCACAGGGGCGAGGCGGGGCCAGCGCCATCACGCCAGTCGCGGCGACGACGACTTCCCCATCGTGAGGATCCCCTTGGGTTAGGTAGCTGTGAACGACAGCGCGGTCAGGCGATCGGCGAGGCCTCCAGCATGGGCGCTTCTGACGCGGCCTGCCTAGGATTGGTGCGTCTGCGTAGGAGTGATCAGGTCGAGGGAGACGAGGCCGGCGCTATCCTGAAGGACGCCGTGCATCCTAGCAGTGTGCCGCTCGTACCGGAAGCCTGGAGTGTGCAACGCGTGGCGGATCTCCTGCACGTCAGCGAGTCCACGGTCCGACGCTTGACCGCGGCGGGCGCCTTTCCCCACGCGTTCCGGGTGGGACGCAAACTGGTGCGGATTCCCATCACCGATCTCGACGCGTATCAGCGGCGCGCGCGGCTCCTGGCGCATGTCGAGGACCGCACGGCGTGGCCCACGAGCGACCCCGTCCCGAACCAGAGGAGCGCCTGATGTCCACCACTGGCACTTACATCCAGTACCCATCACTCGTCGACCCATTGCCGCCGCTGGTGCGCAAGCAGCGCCGCCTCGAGGCGAAGTTGGCCGCCGTCGCCCAGGACGAGAAGGACGAGAAGGCGGTCCGCGCCGAGATCGATCAGCTGTTGATGGCGGCGGGGCTCAAGAAGTCGGAGCTCGTGACGTGCGCGGGCTATGACGTCCGCCACAATGAACGCGACGGCCACACCGCGCTCAATGTCGAGAAGGTCACCGAGCAGCTGATCGCCGCCGGCGTCGCCCCCGAGCTGGTCGCGCAGGTCCTCATGGAGAGTACCGACACCGGACCTCCGGCACTGTTCTGTACGATCAAGCCGTCGAAGGGGGCGCGTGTGCGGGCGCCACAGGAACGGCCGGCCTCGGTCCGGCTGCTCGGCCGAGACGTGGCCGCCGATCGGAAGCGCGCGTAGATCACCTGATGCCCCGCATGCAGGCGTTGCCGAAACGGAAACGGCCGACAAAGAAAAAACGCGCGTCATGAAGGTCCACCGCTTCCGACTCGCGTCTGACGTGCAGCGAGATATCGCGACGAATCTCGACCTCGGTGCTCGAGCGCGACGGCGGCTGCGGCGGCAGGTCGCCCGCCTGCCCTTCCGCACGCGCTGGCTCATTGTGATGGCGCGGATCCGGCGCCGACGCTGGCAGCATGCGCCCTCGACCTGGTCGGAGCTGTGGGAGGAGTGCGTCTATCTCGTGCGAGGCGGGCACGCCTCATGATCGAGCCGACCCTCGTCCTGACCGCGAGTGCGGGCGGCACGACGATCACGACTCGGCTCTATGGCCCGGTGTCAGCGGAACGGCAGGCGGCCGAAGCGGCGATCGCGCAGCGGCGCGCCGAGCAACTCGGGCCGCGGCTGATCGCGCGGTTGCCGTCGGCGTTGGAGTAGACCTGATGAAGGGCTGGCATCTGACGGCGTGTCCGGCGCTCAGTGTCCGTGATCGGCTGCGCCTGCTGCTGGGCGTCCCGCTCTACGTCCGGTTCACGAGTCCGGATGGCCAGTGTCACGCGGCGTGTCACCTCTCCGTCGTCGTTCAGCACGACTGGCCCGCCAATACCGGCGAGCTGCTTCGGGGCTGGCCGCCGCGGGTGCGCGTGAATGATCCAGCCCCCTGACTCCGATGCGGATGATCGAAGGCGGCTGCGCCGAGTGTCAGTGGTGGGAACGGGTCGGCCCCGAATGGGGGGAATGTCGGTTGAGCGCGGACGAGGCGATCGAAGGCGTTCCGGATGCGTCTCGACAGTTCCGGGTCCACGGCCCGGTGCTTCTGACCACGTCGGCGACGTTCGGTTGTACCCAGTTCACGCGAAACCCCGCGGCGCCGTTTGAATTGCGATGAAGCCAGGGAAATGTCGGATGGCCAAAGCCGAACTCCGGAACGACGAACGATCAGGAGAAGGCTCGTCCGCGATGGGTCGAACGCCGTGGCTCGACCCGGCAGGCCCCGCGTCGCCGAGTCCGGTCCTCCGCACGCCGCGTGAATTCCCGACGACGGCCGACGCGATCGTTCGCGAGATTCAGCGGTTGTATCGCGAACTCCAGGCACTCCCCCTGCAGGACCAGCCGGTGATCGAAGCGCAGATCTACCGGCTCGCGCGGCGGCATTGGGATCTGACGGACGTGGCGTGACCGAGATGTGAAGCCCGGGGGACAGCCCTTCCCTGTCCGACCTCTCGATTAACACGGGAGCGTTGCCGCCGCCGCCCAACGAGTGCTCTGTCCTGAGCTACCCGAGCATGAGGAACGCCCGGAAATCTTCCAGATTCTTATGGCATAACTATCGGGTAGGTATCGGCGTCGATTGAGGGGCGTGTGCTCGCACGCCTCTCCCGCGTTGCGGTGGAAGTCGGATGCCTTTCGGGGTCCTGCCCCGTCGCTCTACTTCGTGGCCTTCCCGCTGCGCTCGCTCCGCTCGATTGCCGGCGTGTCCAGGAGCGGCAGATACGCGCCGTCCGTGACGAGGAAGTCCGCCCGCTTGACCTCCTGGAGGACCCCATCGTTTCCCGCCACGAGCAGGACCGTCGAGGCGCCCGGCATGTCGCCCGGTGCGATCGCCCGGCAGGGAATGCCATTGACGGTCCCGTGAATCGCCGTCGGGAAGGACCCACCCCAGGTGATCCGGTTGGATTGCGACGTTTGGGGCTCGACCTGCAGCTTGTACTCGCGGAGTGACTTCATACCGATCCTCCTGAGAAGCGAACGGCGGACGGGCCGTCCGCGCGGCAGTCTATACCCATCGATAAACGGAGGGAGCAAAAAGACCAGACGACAGGCGCGTCGCAGTCCGCACACATTCCTAGTTGATCAGTATGCTGACCAAGTAGGAAGCGGCTTCGCCGAATTGATGCGCGTTATCCTGTCGGCTTACCTAGGCCGGCCGTCGACTCACCAACCCCATCGCAGCCGTTCGGACACGCGTTGCAGTTGTGACACACGGCGTACCGGCAGACGCTGCACCGCAACTGGGTGTCGGCGTCGCAGATGACACACGGCCGAGGCAGCCATCGACCGTCCGGTCCGTAGCCGCCGCCGTACGCGTCCTCGTCGGGCGCTTCGAGAAGATCAGCCATCAACAGTCCCTGGGGGTTGAGCCAATCATTTTTCAGTCGACTTGCTCGTCTCCGCCCAGAGCGCATCGAACGCCCGTTGTAGGACTGCTCGTTTAACGGCCGGCGTGTCAGCCACCCGAAGCAGATGGTTGAACTGAACGCGCCGTTCGTCCAACGGAAGTGGTTTGCCTACTCCGAGTCCGACCAGTAACCGCCGCGTCAGCAGAATCAGTAAATGGGCCCGAGCCTCCAGCGTGCGAAGATCCAGACCGGCGGTGATGCGCTCCCATTCCAGCATCGCCAGGTGCGCCCGGCCTTCATCGTGCTCAGCCTGTTCTAATTCGAGACGTTTATCCGGCGTGAAAGCGAGAAGCTGTCCATCCATTGTGAGCACTCGCGGAGCCTTCGGGCCTGGTCGATAACGACCGTCGCCATCTTGGACGAGCGTCTGCCCCTGAGAAACTCGTTTCGCGAACACCGCTGAGAGCCATTCACGGACGATCGCTACGATTGGTGAAGCCCCTGTAAATCCATCAGCAGGGGCTTCACTTCTGCCGCGACGCGTCTTTTGCGTGAGACGCCTGGCCTCACGTCGGCGGAGATGCCACGCCTCCAAAAAGCTGCGTTCCGTTCCGGTCAGTTGCGCTGTCAAACGATCGGCCAAATCATCACGGCTTAAGGGCGTCACGGAGTCATACAAGACGGACATTGCTTTCAACGAAAGGAATGACGAGCCCTGGTTAGGATTGTGTTTTTTCCAAATGCGCCGGAACGATGGCACCGAGGACGAGGCCTCTGTCGCCTCGTCTTCGGTGTCTGCTTTCGGAGTATTCATTGGGGCTTCACATAGAGCGCGAGCACATTCGTGACGAGCGTGCCGAGCCGCTGCCACAGATCGGCGGCGGCCGCGTCGTCGGGTAAGACGAGATCCGCCGGATTGGCTTCGCCCATTGCCAAGAGGTCCTGAACCGGTTTGAGGGCCTTCTTGGCCCGGCTGCGGCTCAGCGAGCGCGGCTGCGGTGGCGGCCCCGTCACGGGTCCCCATTGCGCCTCGATGGAGCGGATCGTCGCCAACGCTTCGGCGTCCGATCGAGTCTTTTCGATCCGGTCCACGAGCGCGCTCGTGTCCTTCACCGACGGCTTCGCGCGACTGACCACTTCCACGGCGGCCTTGAAGGGTTCGTCGTGCTGGATCATCGCCAGCGCCCGCTGGTGCGGCTTGGAGAGCGCCACCCCCGCGACGCCGGTTCGTTCCGCCGCTTCGCGGAAGGTGCGGTCGCGTCGGACGTTGCGCACGTGACTCACGGAGCGGCCGAGGGTCCGCGCGATCGCCTCGTCGGCATAGCCTTCGCCCATCATCACTTCGGCCGCGACGATGATTTCCTCATCGGACAGGCGGTCTCCGCCCATTTGATTGAGCGCGGCACCGATCATCTTCGCCATGCCCAGGTGCGGAAACTTCACCTTGTAGGCCGCGAACGTCTTCCGGCCGAGCCGTCGGCACGATTCCACGCGGGTATTGCCATCGACCAGCATTCCGTTGCTGCCGACGACAATCGGGGGAAAAGTCGCACCGTGCTTCATGTGGGTGACGTACTGCTCGACGGTGTCGGAGGGCGCGCGATGTGACTCAGCCCGAATCTGGGTCGCATCCTCGATTTTCAGGCGGGCGAGCGGGAAGGCTGAATCAAGTTCGTAGACCAGCTTCCATTCATCGAGTAATCCTTCGATCCGTGTGTCGCGCGCCATCGTGTCATCCTCGAACGCGAGCGTTTTCTCGACCGCCGACGCCGCCGAACTCTGCGTCTCCATCGATTCACCGTTCCTTCCTAATGTGGTTGAGGTGCGGACTGTATGAAATTCGGCACACCGT